GTACTTTCGGAGCTCTTCGGAGACATCCTGCGCCGCCTGCGTGTATTCATCGTGCAGCCTTTCTTCGATCTCTTTTATTCGCTCATCTGTGAGCTCGTGCCCTCTGTCCATTCGTCACCTTCTCTCGGAGGCAGGTTGATCTTCTGCATGTCTTCCGCGTCCTTCTCCCTGATCATATCATCCGCCAGATCACCATCACCGAATGCCGTCAGTATCTTTCTGGTCACATAATCATCGCTCAGATGCTCCGCCGCCTGGATGACCGTCTGCACTGTCTCCTGCACATTGATGTTCATGGACCGTTCCAGAGTGTACTTCACATCCTTCCCCGCAACCCTTAACAGGCCATCGATAAACTGATCCACGCAGTGCTCGAATTCATCCACCTTGTTATTAAGAGGCTCATACGCCGCACGGATCTGCGTGGCCGTGGTCACCGCGCCGGACGCTATGTTCTCTGTATCGAGCGCCATGAAATCCTTATACAGGTCCTTTTCGATGCGCGTCAGGATGGATTCTCGCGCTTCGAATGGAATATCGATGGTGTGCGGCTCTGCCACTGCTCCATCCTCATCCACCGTCGCGGCCTTGACTACCTTCAGCCGCTCGATAAATTTTCGGAGGTCCACATCATCCATCCCGGATGCATTCTGTATGATCCAATAGATTTGGGCGGCTTCGTCAATGTCTGAAGCGGCCCCCGATTTTATCAGATCATATGCATCGATTCCTTCCCTGATTCCTACGATCTCGGACTGATGCTGCTCATTCCCCCACAGGGGGACAATGGGAAATGTGGGATAGTTCTCCCCGTCGTAGATCTCCATGCCGTCAGCCTCTGATTCCCTTATGATCAGCTTATACTTTCTCTTCGGCTGCAGGATCTCCCCTCTTGTCTTCCGCCTCCAGATGATCTCCGTATATCCATCCTCTTCATACAGTGTTGCCCTCATCGGCTTTGTCTGGTCCACCTGCCAGAATCTCACCCCAGCTCGAAGCGCACCGTTTTCTTCATCATAGATCGGTGCGAATTCGAGGATGGAAAACACCTCCGCATGATCGAGGTTGTAGAAGCCAAACGCCACCGCACCGCACAGGGCCTTCTTCCCGGCCTTCTGTAATTGATAGTCGAAATCATCTCCAAGCGGGTTCTCTTCGCCGTCCCATGTCACTCCATTCCCCAAGAGGTACTGGGTCTCCTGCGTGACGAATCGGTTAAAGAATCTCGACGGAATCCTGTAGCACGCTCCGAACAGATCCGGCACCGCCTCGCCGCTCATCGTGTAAAGGATCTTCTGGAATCGTGTGATGGTCCTGTTAATTTGTCGGTAATACTCATCAGCGATCTGAGCCGTCTTATAGATTTCCGATGCCTGATGCTGACGGATGACCTTTTTGCAGAAATCCATCAGCTCCCTTTCCTGCCTTGTATCGCCCTCGCCTATAGCAGAGAGCATATCCTGATATGTGATCATATCTACCTCCCAGCCTCGCGGGCTCTACAATATTGATGAAAATACCGATTGGTATTCCCTTTTGACCTTAGTTACCTTCATCGTTTTAACGAAATATCTCATGGCATCCATAGCATGGTCGTTGATCTTCAGCGGAGTATCTTCTGCCGCCTTCTCATCCCATACATAGCCCTCTGCCTCCTTCTTCCATGCGGTGCATCCGGCTGATACCTTGATGATCCCGTTCTTAATGGCCGTGGCCGTCTCTCTCAATCCGTCCGCCACATCATTATCCGCGCCCTTGACCTTGTATCGCCTCAGAACGCTCTCATCGTCCTTTTTCACCTCGTGCGTGTGTTTCTTCATCAGAGTGATGAAAGAAGCCGCTGACGGGTCAATAATGAGCCTCACCGTGCCCCATATGTCATGCTTATCAAGCCATTCGTCAATATCCTCCGCATACTCTCCGTCCGTCTTCTGCTCCCCCTCGTCTCTGCCGGAATAATAGTACTCGTCCACACAATACCAAGTATTTCCGTACTTCCTCCATAGCAGGGCGGCAAAGGCATTCTGCGTTCCGTAGTCAATAGATATCACCATGCCCGACTCCGTGACATCATCCGGCGGCTCGCCTATTGCTTCCTCATACATTGGATACACAAGGCCTTCTGCAATACACCTCTCCCCCAAGATGTCCCGCCGATACCACACCGACCCGACTTCGTAGGTGCTCTCTATCTCCTTCCGCCTTTGCTCAGTGATCGAAAGATTGTCGGCAATCGTGAAGTGTGCGTAATTGTATCCTCCCACATACCGGGACGGGAACACATCAATATACCGCGTGTAGATCGGGTGAGACGGATAGCATGGGTTAAGGTCCCAGAGAATATACGGATCGAGAGATGCCGCCTGTCTGCCCATCGCGACCTTAATAAAGGATGTCCTCGAATCATCGGAATCATAATGTTCGTTAATCTCCGTCGCTATCCATATACCATAGGAGTTACCCAGAATCTTCTTGTAACTGTCAGCCTTCCCGCCTCCAGCAAACACCACGACCTTGTCCCCAGTCTGTGTGCTGATATACAGAGCCTCATTATCTCTGTACTTTCCCCATCTGCACCTCCCCCGGAAAAGATGCTCTAATCCAAATCCATTGCAATCTCCGATATTCATCTTCGCATTTGCGATTGATGATCCTGATGCTAAATGGATCTTGTCGCGCACCCTCTCGAGCAGAGCCGCGGCGATAATGCAGTGATCTATGGTCTTGCCTGACCTGATCGCGCCCTCCGCCACCGACATCTTACTGTGCAGAGCCGTCTTTATGTATTTCTTGTGCTTTGCCGAAAACGGCTGCCATTTAATCGTCGTTGTCTTCATCTTTCAGCATCTCCGCCAAAGGTGTAAGATCTTCCACCTCAGTAACGACCTGCTCAAATCTGTCTGTCTGCCCCAGAAGGTTCTTGCCCAGGAATATAGCCATCGCCGCGCTCTTCTCTGACAGCTTCAGCTGATTCTTTCTAAGGCTAATTTTCATGGCTATTCCGCCATTCTTTTTATAGTACTCCTTAAAATTCTCTCCGAACGTCCTCACGCACCATCTGGACAAGGTATCAACATTCGCTGGCTTCCCGGTCTCGTCCCGGAACCACCAGCATATCTCTTCCTGTGTGCATCCAAGACCCACCAGGTTCATGAATTCCTTCCGGTCAAATTCAATAGTCGGCCTTCCTCTTTTTGCCATATCCCACCTATATATCCGGTTCCGTGAATTGAGCCGCGATCAGTCCATGCTTAACAAACATGAATCCGGCGAAGCAGAACACACGGCACCCTTTTTCATCTTTCGTCCGCATGTATTCCAGCAGACTGTTCTCATCTCTCTCTATACTTGCCGCGATCTCTTCCAGGGACCCGTGATACAGAATGTCCTTCTGTACCCCCCCCTCTGAGTAGTATAGTTCAATGTGCATCGTCTTCGTCATCGTCTCTCCATTCGTATCCGCATTTCGGACATGTATGCATCTTCGGCTCTTTGAAGATGTCTTTTATCGCATCTTCCCGGAATCCGAAATCGGTCATATCGATCCCGGCGATCCCCTTGATCTCTTCTCTCAGCTTTTCCTCATCCCATGTCGCGAATGATGCCACACGGTTATCTGCCAGCCGGAATGCCCTCACCTGCTCATCTGTCAGATCTTCCGCAATATAGCAAGGCACCTTATCAAGCCCTAGCTTAATCGATGCCAGTCTTCTCGTATGACCTGAGATGATCACATGATCCTTATCAACGATGATCGGATTCTTAAAACCAAATTCTTTGATGCTTTTCGCAACAGCATCTACGGCCTTCTCATTCCTACGCGGATTGTTCTCATATGGGATGATCTCATCTATACTCAGCTCTACCACATTCATTTCAGCCACTGCTCATACACCTCCGTCGCTATATTGGCCATCATGTTAGGCGGTACGCTCATGCCGCACACATACTTCACAGGGTTCCCGCAAAAATCATAATCCTGCGGGAATGTCTGTATATTGCGGTAATCCTGATCCGAACACTTTTTCTTGTCACAGAATCGGAAATTCTCGCCGCCGCTCGTCACCGTAGGCGCTACCAGATCATCATCCAAGATCATACTGTTGAAATACTTCGATTTCCCATTGTTGTATCTCCTGTAAATATCCGACAGCTTTGTATCTCCCTTTCTGGCTTTTGCCAGAAGCGATTTCAGCACCTCGCCGCCCGATTCAATCCCCTCATCAGATTTGACCCTGCCGAATGGAATTAGATCATAGTCAAAATTCAGCCTCAGCTTGCCGTATCCCTGGTTGTTTGCTATAAAGAATATCCTTTCCCTTGCCTGCGGCACATCCATCTTCGCCGCGTTCAGATGGAATATCTGCAGATCATATCCCATCTCCCGGAATCTCTTAACGATCAGATTGCAGTACCCTCTGGCATTTCCCTGGACTATTCCCACAACATTCTCCGCGATCACGATCTTCGGCCTCAGCTTTTCCACGGTATCCAGAAAAACGAAAAACAGATCATCAAGGGTCTGCTCCTTCTGGCCCTCTCTGAATTTCTTCATCTTTCCCCATGTCTTTTCCCTGTCTCCGGCGAGAGAGAATGTCGTGCATGGCGGTGATCCGTCCAATATGTCGAGATGATACAGTTCCTCCGGCAGATCATCCAGCGCATTGAATTCTCTCAGATCCATACAGTAATTGTACTTTGGGTGGTTGTTTGCCACATACATCTTATTGATCTTCGGATCTATCTCCACATTCCCAATGACCGTAAAGCCCGCCCTCTTATATCCCATGCTCGACCCGCCGCCGCAGGAGAACGTGGAGAACACTTTTACATTTTTGTCCGGCTTGATATCGGCCAGATTCCACTTCCAGTCATATCTGTTCATGTTCACCTCTCATTGAATCGGAATCCGCAGCACGGGCAGACATAGGTAAATTCCTCATCACCGAAGCTGTCAATGTCGATTTCTGCCCCGCCTTTCATCTTCTTCTCCGGCAGTTCTCCAGGATCAGACTGGTCAAGGAAATCCTCAAATCCCATGAGGCTCATATCTATCCCGGTTATGGAATCAAGCTCTATCCCTATCTTGTTCCAATCCCATTCCGCGAGCTCCTGCGTCTTATTGTCAGCAAGCCGGAATGCTTTGATCTGGTCTTCTGTCAGGTTATCAGCAATAATGCACGGCACTTCCTTCAGGCCAATCTCCTTTGCCGCTTTATACCTGGTATGCCCGCATACGATCACATAATTCCTGTCTATGACAAGCGGCACCTTGAATCCGAATTCCCGGATGCTGTTCTTCACATACTGCACAGCATTTTCGTTATTCCTCGGATTGTTTTCATACGGATTCAAATCCTCAAGTTTTACAAATAAGATATCCATTTGTCCTCCGCTTTAAAGCTTTACTGACACTTTACCATCGACCTCTTCTGCCAGTTCCTCCACTCGGTCCTTAATGATCATGTAACTCTCCCGGCTTCCACACATGATACTGATCACAATATCCTCCGCGGTTTCCTCTGGCTCAATTCTCTCTATATCATCCATTAAGCTCTCAAATCCATAATCAGCCAGATCCATGTCAATGTCATCCATCTCCAATTGCAGAAGGTCCAGATTGAATCCTGAATTCATGGTCAGCTTATTATGTACGAGTGCATACGCTCTTCTCTGCTCATCTGTAAGATGATCGAGCCTTATTACCGGAACAGTTTCTATGTCCATCTCAAGCGCCGCAATCAGCCTGCCGTGCCCCTCTACGATCTCATCCTTCCATATTCCGATCGGATCATCGAATCCAAATTCCTTTATAGATTTCTTGATCTGCTCGATCTGCTCTGCCGGGTGTTCCTTTGCGTTGTTCGCATAAGGCCGCAGCTCTTCGATTGGCAAATACTCAATCTTTAACTCCATGCCTCTCCTTCCTTAAATTGCAGCAATCGTTTGGATCATGATTAAAATGATGCGTCCAATACTCGTATGCCTCGTCCTCATCTTCGCAAACGGTCATCTCCTTAAATCCTGTGATCAGCAAAATGTACTGCT